CAAGTCCGTAATACTTTGTTAGGCGAACCTTGTCATCGTTATAAAGTGTTAGATCTTGGTCAGGTTCTAGGTCCGTGTCAGCAGCAGCCGACTCAATAAAGCCCTCACGGTACACGCCCTGCTCCTGTAAAAGTTCTACGGAGTGCTTTGACACAAACTCGTCGATAGCAACACCGTAGGCGTCCTCAACTGAAGTAGCTACAGGGTCTATCAAAAAGTTTTGCGGCAGTACCGGCTTAAGTTTTACAACTACACGATCTTTAATGTTGACACCTACAGCAGTCAACTGCCCATCCATAATAGGCTGAGTAGCCGGAGCCATTTCTTTAATTTCTTCAAGAACAACCTCACCAACGCCCGTGCCAAAGACAGCAGAATTAATAAGACACTCTGCCACCGCTTTGCGGATTTTACACATTTCAAAGTCTTCATTGAGCTTTTTCTTTAGTACTGATACGTCTTGTTTTTGTGTGTCTGCTACATCATCTTTAATATCAAAGAACTGCCCACGACCAAACGTAGCTTCTTCTAGTTCTGCAACGTTAGACTCTACGGCTTGTTGCAAGGCAGGTGAAATAATACGAGATCGTTCTGAGCCTCGTTGAGAATCGTTTGGATCCCACTGACCACGCCACAAACGATAGTACTCTTCAAATCTTTCTTCGTAGTTTGATTCGTAGTAATCACGCCAATCCTCACATTTGTTCATTACCCACTCTTCCAAAGACTCTTGGATCATTAGGGGGTCTGGGCTATAAATTTCGTCTGCCATTTTGTTTTCCTTAAATTACAGCAACGCTGTAGCCAAGTGTAAAAAACACTACAGCACTGATTGCATATATTCCGTAGGTATTGAAGGGTCGCCAAACTTTGTGTGAGTTTATATCTTTTGTAAACTCTTTCCAAAACAAACTCATGTTAGTATCCTGCTATTACGTCTAGTATTTCGTGATCGTCAATTTCGTAGTCGTAATCATACGCTACCTGTGCTAACTGGTCTATGTACGCTAATGCGTCAACTAAGTCATCATGTGTTAGCACATCTGGGAACTGAAACAACTGATCTAAGAATCTGCTGTTCCACTCTCCTTTGTTTAAAGTAACGTACCCGTTTTCAAACCTGCCTTGTAACGCCCACATAACCCTGTCAGTTTTCTTTCGGTTTCCGTGGGTCAACTCCTCAACTCTAAAAAACTGCCCGTAGCGTTTCATTAGATCAGTCAGAGGGGACATTACAGCTTGTTTGGCAATACCTCTTTCAATACCAACGCTGACGGGTCTGTAGTCTCTAACGGCCTGAAAAATCTTGGTGGCAGTCTCGTTAAGATCCCACCTCCCATGTATAATGTTATCAACGTACCAACCATCAGGATTAACTTTAACAACAGCGATTGCGGTTTCATCTAGCCTCGTATTCTTTGTTCGTTTTTTGTTTACGTCCTCAAAACCTGCGAGGTCAACAGCTATGTAGTAGTCACCTTCGTCTGGTTCTCCGCTAAACTGAACCCAGTCTTCTTTAAACATTTCGGAGCCTCTTGCTTCAAATGAGGCCATAAACTCTTGTCGAAAGGCGTAACTCGACATGGACTTTTTTGCTGTGTCAATTTCTTCAGGGTCGAGTATGGGGTTGTCATAACTGGTAAAGTGCCACCCCTTGTAAGTTTCATCGTCTCCTAGCTCCGCAAGTTTGTACAGTTCGTAGAAGTGGTTCCTGCCCATAGGAGTGCCTATAAACATCGCTGATCCCTTTTGGTCAGCTAGTGCTGGACGGAGAATCTGCTCCCATACGTCAGGCTTCATGTCTGCGTACTCATCCATCACGAGAAACTTCAAGGACACACCACGCATTGTCTCAGGCCTGTCGGCTCCCTTGAGACTAATCGTGGCCCCGTTGACCAGCCTGATCTGCAGGTTGTTAATATGTGATCCTGCAATCACAGGGTGTCCTAGCTCTAGGAGGGTCTGCCACATAATGTCACGGGCTTGTCCCTGCGTAGGCGCTACGTAAAACACATGGCCCTTATCGGCCTGTAATCCATTTATAATTAGCAACCAAGCAGCAAGACGGGACTTTCCGGTTCGTCGTCCTGCAGCAACTACCTTGAACCGTGTTGGATCAGAGTAGACTTCTTGCTGCCACGGTAGTAACTGTACGTTTAAGTCAGTCACAAGCCTTCCAACTAAAGTAAAACGTTATTGCTCCTGTTACAATGGGCAGTAACATGAGAGATACAAGTAAAAATAACGTCACGTTAGGCCTAAATCCTTTAAAGACTGTCCAAATTCCTTTGGATTAGCAAATTGGTAAAATACAACGGGAATTGCCCGCCTACCTGTTAGCCTTTCTACCATATCCCACCCTGTTGGACCGGGAGGCATACAAACGTACTTGTGTTCTATATCTAGTTCTTCTAATTTTTCTAATATAGCTTCACAACCGTGACACCAATCAGCGCCAAGAACTGTAATCATATTAGTATAACCAAGAAACTGGGGTTGTTCCCCTCGTATCTACGTGAATAAAAGTACTAGCGACACCCAAACCCGTAAAACCTAGCTCTAAAGCGTTTTTTATGATCGTGTACCTCTCTGATCCGTTATTTACTTTTATATCAGCCGCTATGCCTTGCGCGTGCGTTCCGGGTACATCTTTCTTTGCTTCAATAGGGTGGGTTATACTACGGTAGCCACTAGTAATAATAAAAGGAAAATCACAACGATGTCTAAGTTCATCTACTAACTCCATAAACTCAGGTTCCATCTGGTTTTCACCAGTATGTTGACAGTTAAATTCGTTTACTGTAAAGTATCTCAACTTACTTTAGTCCTGAGGTACTCAAAAAACAGCCCAGATTGCTCTTCAGCCTCGTCAATCCACAAGTTCACCTTCGATTGTGTTGCTCTCTGGATAGCTAGAATCAACTGTTGCGCCTCCAACCCCAGTGATGTTAATCTGGATTGCACTTCTGCTTCCATCTTTTGTGACCTCTTTCTCAAATGCACCAACAGGTAGTATTCTGTCCATTACTAGTTTCCAAGCAGCGGCTTGATTCTTGTGGTCGTGGTCTAGAGCAGCCTCAAATATAGTCTCTAGAACCTTAGCTGACTTAGGTGAGGCTAACATTCTAGCCTTGTACTCGTTAATTATAGAAGCATCACCCTTGGGTCGGCCTACTTTGCCACGGGTTCCTGCAGTCTTTTCTACAATTTCACCCTTTCGTGGTCTACCTCTGCCTCTTTTCTTGGGTGTCTCTTCAGACATTATCCATTATCCTTGTGTTTACTTCAGTTCGCATGAGTCCCTTACCTAAGGTGTACAGATGAAGGGATCTATACGAACGGTTTAGTTGTAAACTTAGCCCCACATCAGCGTAACTATATATACCTTAGTATCTGCCTATTATTTTACCATACTTTTATGCAAAAGTCAAGTCTTTTTTTATCCTATTTATTCCGGTAGTCCCGCCCCCTGATAAACACAAGATAAAACAAAAGGTTAGCTAGTGTATAAATTATGTTATTTTTACGTAGTTTTTTCTAAAATTAGCCTTTAGTAAACTTGGGTGGCAACAACAATAATAAACACAAGACAACAGCCCCTCCCCGTGTCAAATCTGAGGCCCACCTTAGTCTAACACAAGGCGCTCACGGTGTCAAGCGGTAATATTCACAGGCAAACACGGGTTGACACAGGCGGCACATTGTGGTAATCCAAAGGCGCGAGGGTTTACCACAGGCGACACACGCAGTCAAGGGTAATATTCACGTTGACAAAGTGTGTGTGCCAATGTAGTACCCTATGGCTTACCCCAAACACACAACGCTATGGCTTGTCAATAGTTTATCGGTGGTATTATTTACACACTGAAAACACTGGACAACACAGGGCAAACTATGTTATTGCCATTGCCAATACCACAGACCACGGTAGTTTGTCAAGGGATAAATTCAAGCGACCTTTTATACACACGCGCACACGCGAATAGCACAGAACACACAAGTCTGTCAACAGATATACAATGGTAATATTCACATAAAGATATTTCAGAAAACGCTTGCACACTCATGGGATACCTGTACAATGGGAACCATATCAAGGTAATCAATTAACTATATAGAGGGTAATCATTATGACTATTAATGAAATAAGAGTAATAGCAAAGCTATTCTATGGCGAAGCCGATGCCTACGATAAGAGCGCACCATACGATCAAGTGGTGCAAACTATGCGAGACATTAGCGAGTTTAGATTTCAGATAGCCAGAGAAAAGTGTCACCTAAACGGGTACACAAAAGACTACGATTCATTCACTAAATTTATGGGAGCATGAGCCATGTACTTATCCAAAGCACAAGGCAACGCAATAGCACGAGCCATATTTGAGATTGAAATGGCAAGCGAGATCATCGGTAGCGCTGAAAATGACGACATACGCCTTGCTGGCTTCAAGCGTAAGGCAATAGCGGAGCGAGCGTTAAAGGATATGGGTATCAACGTAGACTTTTATACTGACACGCCAAAAGTAGGGGACAAGGGTTTCCAGATCTGGTGGGACATGAAAAGGAAACACGCCGATACCGTAGGCGTCTAGGGTTGTATTACTGGTGGGCATCTGTTAGGGTGTCCACTGGTAAGCCAACCGGCTGACAACCGGCGCACCTACGCGCCACCACTAAACCAAATGAGGGTAATACAATGGAAAACGTCACACGTACAAAGGTTTTCGGTCGTTCTGTCATCATCCGCAAGCGAGTAGCCAAGCGCAAGCCAGTGGGCTACGCCAGTGGCTCATGCTTTCACAAGCTAGACGCCGGGTATTGGTCGCTATACGTGAGCCTACGCAGTCCACAACGCAAGGTAGGGTTTGGTACTATTACCGATAGATAACCCTTGTGTTTAACAGTGGGCATCTGCTAGGGTGTCCACGATTAAACACAAGAACACAGGAGTACACACAATGCTTAAGCTATCCAAAGCCAGCAAAATGCCGTGTCGGTCGTGGTCGCTACAGGCGCTAGATACGTGTCCAGCGTCCAGAGACAGCACAGGCGCACTGGTTCCCGCTTGTTCCGGATGTTACGCCACCACGGGTAACTACCGTTTCAAAAACGTACGTGCGCCCCGGGAGCATAACCGGGAAGACTGGAAGCGTGACACATGGGCGGATGACATGGTAGCGGAGTTAGATAATGACCGATACTTCCGGTGGTTCGACTCTGGCGATATGTACGACATACGCCTAGCTCACAAGATCCTAGACGTGTGCGAGCGTACGCCGTGGGTAAAGCACTGGATACCCACACGTATGTACAAGTTTGCCAAGTTTGGCACGATTCTTGCTAGACTGCAGGCGTTGCCAAATGTAGCGGTGCGCCTGTCGTCCGATAGTATCACAGGCGAGACAGTACAAGGCGCTACCACGTCCACAATATCAACGCTTGACACAGCGCCACAGGGTGCGGTAGTGTGCGAAGCGTACACACGGGCGGGTAAATGTGACAAGTGTCGCGCCTGCTGGGATAAGAGCGTTTCGGTTGTCTGCTACATTGGACACGGGCGCACAATGGAAAAACAGCAACGCAACATAATAGCGAGGGCATAACAATGTATTGGGATAGATTCGACATTTGCGAAGCGTGGTACGCCTTTTCTGTGGATCACCACCGGGGGCAATTCTCGCCAGAGTACGCCATCATGGGCAGACTGCAGGCAATGGGCTACCATCCGGGCTACGGTGGCGTGACGTATGACGCCTTGACAGACAACGGTAAAGCCATATATGACAACCTAGTATCGCAGCAGGAAAAATAACGACACAGGAGCACACACAGATGAACACAGAAAACTGGAAGCTAGTCTATAATGCGGTAGACTACCCGGACGTGACACGGGAGTACCTAGGCCTTATACCTGAGTTTTTTTTACACGGTACTCTAATGGCTGATACACTGGAAACGGTGGCGGATGCAATGGACAACGCCTATCAATATGGAGGCTTCAGGTATCCTTTTAGCGGCACAGTAACGGACACTGGCACGTATACAACGCCAGACGACCCGGACCTAGAACCGTACGCCACTATAACGTACCTTGACAAGTTTACGCTGTACTGCTATCCTTACGCCATAACAGCGTTACGGGACAATAAAACAGGTGAAACCAAAATAGGGAGGTTTGACTAATGGAAACGGACGTGGTATGGTTATGGGCTATGGGCTGTCTAGTGATTACAGCGTGGCTAATCTTTAGTGAGGAAGGTTTATAATGGCTAAACGATACGGGCAACACCAAACAGAGACACAAGTGGATTGTGAATGGGCTACGCTTGACGTAGTGATACACTGGACGTTTGACTGTGACGACTATCAGGACATTGTGAGCATTGAAAAAATCACAGTAGGTGACAGAGACTTGCGGGAAGGGTGGAACGTGGCCTATTTTGAGGACATCATACACGAGGAAGTGTTAGCCAATGAAGATTACCACTGGACAGACCACGGTGATATATGA